CCTACTCAGCTGCGAGATGTCCGTATCAATCCTAACGAGTTGGAGCTAAACATGTCCGAGTGGGAACAAGAAAACGCTGACTTCCTGAAGAAAATCGGGCAAGTAAGCACACCAGCACCAAAGCCAGTAACTACTAAGAAAGACGAGGAATAATCTCATGGCTGTATTTCTAAACAACAAGGTCGGCGTGAAGATTAACACTGTTGATCTTTCTGACCATGTCACAGCAGTAACAATTAACCGAGTATTCGATGAACTAGAAGTAACTGCTATGGGTGACTCATCACATAAGTTTGTAAAAGGCTTAGAGTCATCAACAGTAACTATTGACTTCCTCAATGACACAGCATCAGCAAATGTATTGGCAACACTACAAGCTGCATGGGGTACAACTATTACAGCAGTATTTCTACAGGAAAAGGGAACAGCAGTCTCAGCTACAAACCCTCTTTACACTGTATCTTTGCTAGTCAATAACACAACAGACATCAACGGTGCTGTTGGAGACATTGGCACACAGAGCATCACATTTACTGCTAACTCAACAGTTGCAGTAGCCACAACAGGTACATTCTAAACAATTAAACAAAGGGGCTAAACATGGCAAGACTAAAGATCGTTCGACAAGATGGAAGTGTGCTAGAAGGCGAGATTACTCCAGCAGTGGAGTACTCATTTGAGATGTACGCTAAAAAGGGTTTTCATAAGGCTTTCCGCGATGAGGAAAAGCAAAGCGATGTTTATTGGTTGGCATGGGAAGTCACACGCAGGTCGGGTGAAACTGTTAAGCCATTTGGGATGGACTTCATCGAGACACTAAAAAGTGTTGAGGTGCTTGATTCCGACCCTTTAGCTTAAAGCGCGATCTTCCGTTCACCTACCTTATTGCTAGGCTAAGCATAAGGTTAGGGATCGCGCCACAACATTTATTAGAGTTAGACAAAGTAATGCTAGATGCACTACTTCAAGGCTTACAGGATGAAGCGAAGGAGATTAGAGATGCCAACAACATTAAAAGGCGGCGTTGAACTTCGCATTGCTCTTAAGCAATTTGCTCCAGACTTAGCCAAAGAAACACAAAAAGAAATTGCTGGAATCTTGAAACCAATTACTACTAAGGCCAAAGGATTTATTCCTTCAAGCGCTCCGTTATCAGGTTGGGGAAAGCCTAGTAGTGGAACATGGGCAAATAGACAATGGTCAACCTCAGAAGCTAAGGCTGGCATCGGTTACAAGACAACACCATCTAAGCCAAACTCTAGAGGCTTCCGCGCTCTGGCTCGAATTGTAAATGCAAGTTTCTCAGGCTCTATTTATGAAATTGGTGGAAAGAATAATCCACAGGGTAGGCCACAAGCTCCGGCGTATGAAGTAAGACTACGCGGTCATGCTAACTATGGAAAGACTATTAGATCAGGAAATAAAGATCAATCTAATAGCAATAACCCTAATGCAGGTCAGCAATTTGTAGATGCATTAAATAGCACTGGAAAGATAGTTGATGCTTATCAGCGTGGTCAAGGGCAAGCAGGTAGGGCATCGCGCAAGATGCGAGGTCGCGTAATCTTTAGAGCATGGGCAGAAGATGGTGGCAAAGCCAACACTGCTGTTCTTAAGGCCATTCAAACATCTGCGACAAAACTTAATGACCGTGCAAAGGTAAGAGGTTAATCATGGCAAATGTAGTCATTGAAGTCGCAACCGAGTTCACGGGTAAAAAGGCTTTCAAAGAGGCAGATACCGCTACTCAGAAACTTACTAGAAATGTTAAGAAATTAGCAGGTGCAGTAGGAATCGCTTACGGCGCATCAGCCATTGTTGCTTATAGCAAGAGATCAGTTAAAGCATTTGCAGCTGATGAAGCCGCAGCTTTAAGACTTAATCGAGCAGTTGAAAATCTAGGCATTGGCTTTGCTAATCCTGCAATTGCTGATTACATAGGCAACTTAGAAAAATCTGCAGCAATCGCCGATGACATTTTAAGGCCAGCATTTCAAGGATTATTAACTACTACTGGCTCATTGACTCAGTCTCAGAAGTTGCTTAATGATGCCATTACAATCAGCCGAGCCTCTGGTGTTGATCTTGCCACAGTTACACAGGATCTTGGCAAAGGTTATGTTGGCATTACTCGCGGTCTATCTAAATACAACACAGGCCTTACTAGAGCAGAATTAAACACTAAGTCATTTAACGAAATCTTAGGGATTATCCTTGCCAGATCCGCTGGAGCAGCAGAGGATTATCTAACTACTACTTCTTACAAAATGGAAGTATTAAGCATAGCCACAGGAAACGCATCAGAAATTCTTGGTGAGGGATTAGTAGGCGCATTTGCTCGCATTGGTGGTGGCACAGAAGCCAGCGATGCAGCAGCAGCAATTACCACTATTGCTAAGGCACTTGCCTCAGTTACTGTTGCCACAGGAACCGTTATTGGTGGATTAACTAATGTATTTAAGACATTAAAAAATCTACCTAAAGACATCTTTAGTGGTTTTGCTGGCGCTCAAGCAGGGGTTAATTTAACACAACCTGCTAAAGAAACTTCTAAATTAAGTCTAAGTGAAAAGAAGCAACAAGAAGCTTTAGCAAAACTAGAATCTAATGCAGTCAAAAGAAATAAAGAATTGCTTGCATTAAAGAAAAAGCAAGTTACTACTCAGAAGCAAATGACTGCCGATAAGAAGAAGCAAGAAGTATTAGATAAGGCTGCCCTAGTCTTAGCAGAAGGCCAGAAGGTCTTTGATGAAGAAGGCATCCAGTTAGCCGCTGCCGCACAGGGCAAACTAACAGAGGAAGAACGCACTCGCCTTGCTCTTAAGAAAAACATCCTAGATTTAGAATCTGCAATCAATCAAGGAAATGTTACCGCTGCTGCTCAACTAGCAAACAGCATGGTTTCTAATGCTCAGAAGTTAGCAGCCCTTCGTGGTGACATGATCGGCCTGAATGACATCCAAAATCCTTTTAGTGCTTGGCTTTCAACTATTCAACAAATGGCTATGGAGCTTGCTAAGTTAGCCAACATTAAGCCAATCAATCAGGTTGGATTTACTCCAGAGCAACAGGCTAGATACGACCTACTTGCAGAGTCCAAGGCTAAGATTGAACGCAAGATTGCCGGACAATCTGCGCCACAGATCCCATCTACGATGGATACACTGACTCAGATACCTATGTCAGACTTTTATTCTAGAATGGGTGGCAATTACTCCCAAACTTCTATGAGCGCTCCAGTTGTCAATGTCTCTGTCACTGGTTCAGTTACAACAGAGCGCGATCTAGTCGCAGCCATTACGCAAGGACTGTACGCACAACAGGCTTCAGGTACTCCAGTTAACTACAGTACGGTTTACTAATGGCATTACCAGCAACCCCTATTGTACGAATTAACCTAACAGGCGGCGCATCATTCGGTGAAGCCTTTGTCCTAGGTTCATCCCGTTTGGGCTTTGCTGAGTTCGCATCTGGTTCTACTGTCATTGTCGATGTATCTAATCAAGTCTCTAAGATCGATACTCGCAAAGAGCGAAACCTATTTCAGGATAAGTATTTATCAGGCACAGCCACAGTTCGCATCATCGATGAGAATGGTGACTGGAATCCTCAAAACACATCCAGTCCGTATTATCCTAACCTTGTACCTTTACGCTCTATTCAGATTTCAGCAGCTTATAGCGGTACTACTTACGGCATCTTCAAGGGTTACATTACTGAGTATCTCTATACCTATCCTAAAGATCAGGAGATCGGCTATGTCGATCTAATCTGCTCTGATGGCTTCAAGCTATTGTTTAACTCCAATGTGACCACCGTCACAGGGCAAGCAGCAGGTCAAGACACAGGCACACGAATCGACAAGATCCTCAATACAGTTGGATGGCCTACAAGCCAGAGATCAATCCAGACAGGCAATACATTGTGTGTTGCTGACCCTGCCACGGTCCGTACGGGCCTTACAGCCATCCAAACAGCCGAGTTCACAGAGCAGGGTGCGTTCTATGTGGACAAGTCTGGCAACGCTGTATTCAAGAATCGCCAGTTCGTCTATGATGCTCAATCTGCAACACCTACTAAGTTCTCCAATGTCTCTGGATCATCCGACATTAACTATGCAGGAATTGTCTTTGCCCATGATGACAAGACGATTGTGAATCAAGCTACTGTTACACGCATAGGCGGCACAGCTCAGACTTTCTCAGATGCAACTTCTGTGACACAGTATTTCTTGCACTCAGTCACAGCCGAGCAGATGCTCATGCAGACAGATGCTAATGCCCTAGCCTTAGCCACAGCCTATGTTACGACCCGTAAGGACACCACAATCCGCATTGAGTCAATTACCCTTGATCTAGTAACTCTAGGCTATGGGGCTGGAGTCGCAGCAGCTTTAGACATTGATTACTTTGACACAATGGAGATTACTAACGCAAATGTGTCAGGCACAACCATTGTAAAGAAGCTCCAATGTCAGGGGATTAGCCACAGCATCACCCCTAACACATGGGTCACAGTTTTAACCACGCAAGAGCCATTACTCGATGTGATGTACTAGAATAGGACTATGGAGAAACAATCATGGCAGTAGGATTCCCAGCAAAAACCACTTATGTCAATGGTGATGTCTTTTCGGCATCGGACATTAACGACACAAATGGCACACTTAACCTTGTAGGTCAGACTACCAACTTTTATGCTGGCAAGAACAAGATTATTAACGGTAATTTTGGGATTTGGCAACGAGGTACATCTTTTACTGTTACTGGTGCTGCTTATACTGCTGATCGATTTAGAGTCGGCTCAGATGTAGCGGTTACGGTTTCTCGCCAAACTTTTACTCCGGGAACTGCTCCAGTTGCAGGATATGAGGGAGAGTTTTTTCATCGTACAACTTGCGGATTATTAACAAGTTATGTGGATTTATCACAATACATTGAGGATGTAAGAACTTTTGCAGGTCAAACTGTAACATTATCTTTTTGGGCTAAAGCAAATGCTGCAGCAACTTGGAGTGTTTTTGCTCGTCAAAACTTTGGTTCAGGCGGCAGCGCAAATGTTGATACAGCCTTTGCAAGCACAGCCTCATTGACTACATCATGGCAGCGTTTTTCACTTAACATAACACTTCCATCTGTTACAGGAAAAACTATTGGAACAAGCAGTTATCTTGGCATTATCGGTTACATTACTGGCGCTTCTGCTAATAGCAAAGTTTTAGATTTTTGGGGAGTGCAAATAGAAGCAGGATCAGTCGCTACCGCTTTCCAAACTGCAACAGGAACAATTCAAGGAGAATTAGCCGCTTGCCAGAGATACTTTTGGCAACAAGCAACGGGAACTACTCAAACTTTGGCGCTTGCTGCTTATCAAAGCAGTACGCAACCTATTGGGTGGATTCAGTATCCAGTTTCAATGAGAGTAAGTCCAACGCTGTCGTATGTTTCTGGCACTAATTATTATGCTATTGACATTACAAACTCGGTTTTAACTTTTAATGATGTTTCTAATAGTCTTACAACAAGTGTTGGAAGTCGTATTTTTGCAGCAACTGGATCCAGCACTGCTGGTTATTCAGGACTTATTCGTACAAATAATGCCGCTGCTGCGGTGGGTTGGAGTGCTGAACTATGATTTACGAAGTATTAGAAAATGGTTACATTAAAGCAATAGATGGCGATAACATTTTAGTTATTCCTAACGACCCATCTAACTCGGATTATCAACGCTATCTCAACCCAGAAGCGGAACAATCCACACCAAGTGTTACAGATGAAGCCTAAACTTAGCCGAGCAGGAATTCAACTTCGTGAGCAGTTCGATGATGCCTACCCAGATCGTGACCGCACATCGGATGGTTGGATCGGTGATACCCGACATGGTGCTCGTAAGTCTGATCACAATCCAGATGAGCAAGGCTGGGTTCGTGCCATCGACATCGATCGTGACCTATCCGGAAAAGCCAAGCCCGACCTCATGCCCGACCTTGTTGATCAAATTCGTGCAGCCTGTAAAAAAGGATCTGAGAAGCGTATTGCTTACATTATTTTTAACGGGTCAATCTGCTCCCCTATTCTTAGGTGGAAGTGGCGCAAGTACACAACAGGGGCTAACAAACATGTTCACCACGCACATTTCAGCTTTAAGAAAGAAGCTGACTTACTGGGTGAGTTTTATCAAATACCTATGTTAGGCGGAAAACTATGAACCTAAAGAATCCAGCAATCCTTGCAGCAGGAGCATTTCTTGCAGCTTGGTCAGCAACTAATTTTGATGCAGATTACAGAGCAATCTTGTGGTCAATACTTTCAGGCGTTTTTGGTTATGCCTCACCTAAACGATAATGACTGTGGAGGACATGGCGGTTCTTGCTGTTGCTGCTACGACCGTTATTGGTTCATTTATTGGCTCGGTGCGTTGGTTAGTAAAGCACTACCTTCAAGAGCTAAAGCCAAATAGTGGCTCATCTATGCGCGATCAAATAAATCTATTAGAAGCGCGTGTCGAAACAATCCTTCGCATACTAGAGAAGTGACAATTATCCTATGGCAAGAAAAGCAAGCAAGGCACTAGAAGATCAAGGCTACACAGAGCTTGATGCTTATTGCATTGGCCTGCATGAATTCTACAAATCCCTAAGAAAAGCAGGTTTTACTGAGTCTGTTGCTTTGTTTATGATCACAGAGCCACAAGCTTATCCAGCATGGATCTTGCCATCTCCAGTCGAGCCAGAAAGGTTCGGCGATTACGAAGATGAGGACGATGACTAGCAAACAGAAGAATCGTTATTTGGTGATCAGTGATCTTCAAATACCATTTCATCATGAAAAAGCAGTTAAGAATCTAATCAAGCTAGTAAATAAAGAAAAGTTCGATCTAGTACTAAACACAGGCGATGAGCTTGACATGCAGTCCCAGTCTAAATGGGCTAAGGGTACGCACTTGGAGTATGAAGGGAAGTTAGATGCCGATAGAACTTTGGCTCAAAACATCCTCTGGGATCTTCGGACTACCGACATCATTCGCTCCAACCACACTGATCGTCTATACCACACTCTCGTTAGGGGAGCTCCTAGTCTCATCGGACTTCCTGAACTCGATTACCCCCGCTTTATGGGTTTCTCAGACATGGGGATACGCTTTCATAAAAAGCCATTCGAGTTCCACAATGGATGGGTCTTAGTGCATGGCGATGAAGGATCGATGAATTCTAATGCCGGACTTACAGCTTTAGGATTAGCCAAGAAATTCGGTAAATCTGTAGTCTGTGGACATACCCACAGAGCAGGTGTGAGTGCCTTTACAGAGGGTCTAGGAGCCCGATACAGGACTTTGTGGGGCGTAGAGGCAGGGAATGTCATGGACAAGGCCAAAGCGTCTTATTTGAAGGCTGGAGCGGCTAATTGGCAGATGAGCGTAGCCATCATCGAGACACATGGAAACAGGGTTAGTCCTATGCTTGTGCCCATTAATAAAGATGGCTCATTTACTGTCTATGGCAAGCTCTATGGATGATCTAATCAGAGACATCTTTCCTGTCCGCAAGACTATAGACGATGCCGTTGATGAGGCAGAATCGTTATCATTTCGTTATCAAATTAAACACAAATAGTCGGATGGCTGTGCAACACTAAGCCTGTCACTAGACGAGGGCTCTGGGGCGATAGGAGCAAGATGAGCGATACATGGTTTTTCTTTATCTTCTTAGCAGTAATTCCATTCACACTAGCTTTGATTTATGAAACAGTAGCAAATAATAACTATCAGCGTGGACTGCGCGAGGGTTATCATCGAGGCAGGGCAGTTAATCGCCAAGAATTTTGGGCAGAATGAAAGCCAAAGAGATACTACAAAGTGCAACCGATGTCATGCAAGATCGTGGTCGAGTCTATGGTCATCCAAAGATCAACCAAGATCGGATCGCTAGGAGACTTACCAATTTACTTGATTTCCCAATCGAGGACTACCAGGCTTGCCTTGCAATGGTCGAGGTCAAGCTCTCAAG